CCAGTAGTCACTAACAGTCTAATCTTTGCCTATGCTTGGGATGTATGTGCCTCTGGCGAGACTACTCTTACCAACTCTACAGCTTTCCTTGGTGGCACAGATCGTGTAGCATTCAGCGTTCCAGGTGATGGGGTATGGATTGAGTCATACGGAGTCAAGGTTGCATCTGGTTACTTGCAGACTGGTTATATCCGCTATAACACTTTAGAGCCTAAGATATTCAAGTTGCTCTTTCCTAGATTCATCTCTACCAATGGTGGCTTGAGCCTGCAATCTGTTGATGCTGCTGGGGCTTCATACAATATCGGAACCTATTCACAGGGTGAGACCATCACAGAGGGCGGTATCCCTTATCCTGCCTCAGCTCAGGAGTATCTAGCATTCAAGTTTACCTTTACTAGGTCCACATCTGATACCACACTTGGCCCAACATTCAATGGCTATCAGATTAAGTCTTTGGTAGCAACGCCTCGTCAGAGGTTGATTCAATATCCAGTATTCTGTTATGACCACGAGACTGATAAGTTTGGCGTAGAGGTGGGCTATGAGGGTTCTGCCTGGGATCGTATGCAACAACTAGAGGCAGTAGAAAACCTTGGTGATACCATTGTCGTTCAGGATTTCAGAATAGGTGAGTCCTTTATCGGGCTCATAGAAGAGATGGATTTTATCAACCGCACACCAACAGATAAGCGCTTCTCAGGCTTTGGAGGCACTTTGCTAGTAACGATACGGAGCGTATAGATGACACCTACAGAATGGTTGGGATTGGCTGTTGCTGTAATGACAGTGATTGCTGGTTTTGCTGGCGCTGTGCGCTGGATGGTCAAGCATTACCTATATGAACTACGTCCCAATGGTGGCTCTAGTCTGAAGGATAAGATTGATTTACTAGAGGAGAAGGTTGAGTTATTGACCGAGCTGGTCAAAGAAGCAATTAAGAGATAAATGCCTGAGTTAAACGCCAATATCCCGCCGATAGATTGCTTTGTCAGGGGCAACTTCCTGCGTAATCAGAAGGATAGCTTTGACCAATACTTTCCTTGCGTGATATTCGGCGTAAGCAGCGTGCAGAATAGGAGTCCACTCTTTCATTTTATGATGGAGGATGGCGGGCTATGGTGGCGTATGCCCATCAATGCTTTCTGCAAGACACCTGGTGTACCGCAAGAGAGCCTATACAACCTAGTCTTATGGAACTCTTTCAGCCCATTTATCACAGTAACCAAGTTTGCCAACCTGACAAACCTAAGCCTGCACTATGTGGATAGGAATAAGACTAAGGTCAATGGCAAGTATCTATTCACTCTGGACTGGCATAACTCTGACAGCAACAGGCTAGATGATGGATACTCTGAGACACCTGATGAGCATAAGTGCGGTCACGTGATAGAGCGAGATGATGGCAATTATGCTATCCAGCCTAACAATAGAATTTTTGTATTTGAGCCATCTTATACTGTCAAGTATGGCAATCCACTCATACATAGGATTATTAACGAATATAAATGGGATGTTGAAGATAAGAAGAAGTGGAGCACGGAGGATTCCAATGCTTTCCACTACGAGATAATTACCAGGAAAGAAGATAATGGATGAAGCCTGTAGTAAAGAAAGCCAGCCCTGCAGCCATTGCTGTGCTACGTCAGGCAACAGCGCTGTTTCCGAAGCGCAAGAAATTATCAGACGGGTTGTTGCCTTCATCGGCACATATCAAACAGAACCCCGATTCAGACCACAACACGGGTCTTGCTGTAGACCTGACCCACGATCCTAAAGTTGGAGTTGATTGTGCGAGCATCTTTGAGAAGTTTAAAGAGGATGAACGCGTTAAGTATCTTATCTTCCAGGGGAAAATCTGGTCGCGTGAAAAACGCAAAGAAGGAAACCGCAAATACACGGGTAGCAATCCTCATAATAAGCACCTTCATATCTCTATCAATTCTGATCTGGCTAATGACACTAGCCCTTGGTTCTGGTGGCTAAACCAGCCAAAGGTGGTCAATCAAGTCTTGGCTAAACTACAGCCTCAAGCAAAGAAAAAAGTCTCCGAGCCTGTTGAACCTGCCCCTGCAGTGGTACTCTGTCCCTGCAAGGTTCACACCTTGGAGATATCAATTAAACGAAAGGCAATCTAATGGAACAATTAAAGCAAGTCGCTCTATCTTGGTTTCGCGCTGCAGCATCTGCTGCTATTGCGTTATATCTAGCAGGAGAGACTGATATTAAGGTCCTTGGAACTGCAGCCTTGGCTGGCTTCCTAGGTCCAGTACTCAAATGGCTAGATCCATCAGCCAAAGAGTTTGGACGTGGTTCAAACTAACAGTTTGTAGCAAGCGCGAGGCAGAAGCCCTCATCCCTAACGGGGTGGGGGCTTATTTTTTTTGCCTAAAAACTATTCTCATTCTTGTCTACGGGACAAGGCACTTTAACTAAGTTGCCACAACTAGCACAGCTTCCATCTAAACCCCACCAAACGATTTCATAGTCTTCAAACTGAGCAAAGATATTAAAGACTGTAGAGCCACAAGAGCAGACGTGGATTGGTCCTAGAGATCTAAGGTTAGCTGCCTGTATTGGCGGAAGAGGTGTGCTATATTTTAACAGCCGAAGTAGACGGAACAACACTCAGTTCACGGCTCCTTCCTGATGTCAGTCGCCTCTCGCCGCCCCTAGGCGGCTCGGAACGTTGTTACTGTTAATTCGCTCCGCTCATATTTTAATGACGAGGTGTGTCGGTACTGATACGACACGCCGTAGGAAGGTATATTTCTCTGCTATGACAACACTGGTAGGTATTCAGATAAAAGATTTGGTTGTTATGACTGCTGATAGTCAGATTACTGAGGATAGTTTACGGACTATAAGTAGCACTACGCCGAAGATTATCAGCATTGGTAAGTATTTACTGGGACTGGTAGGTGATTCCAGACCTGGTGATATTCTCGCCTATAACTGGAGCCCGCAACCCTACAAGGGAGCTGACCCCGTGTCTTGGATGGGTAAGAAGATTATGCCTTCAATACTGAAAGCATTCAAAGAGAACGGATATGAACCTTATGAAGCAACAAAAGACAAAGAGGCAGGTTTTGACTACCTTATATCGTTTGATGGGAACTTATTCCATATTGCGACAGACCTCTCGTTCATCCAGTCGGATGCAGGTATTTATGGAATCGGCAGTGGTGGCAGTTATGCTCTCGGTTATCTTTATGATCGCGTGGGTCGTCTCACTGCGGGTAATGTAGAGCAACACGCCAGACGCGCCATTGAAATAGCCAGCATCCTTGACATCAATACCTGTCCTCCGATTCAATGTGTTACTCAAGAAAGGTTGTTATGAAACATAGATGGAGCACGTATGTTACTCGCGGAAGTATAGGTAACTGGGGTCTAGGTATTGATTATTACAGACAATACGATGATGTTCCTATTCAGTTGTTGGCTAGGATATTCGTGTTAAATCTGATATTCTTTCGGATAACAATAAACAGGTGGGAAGAATATAAATGGATGTAAAAGATTTATTAGTTAAAGCTCTCTATCAAAAAGAGAACTCTCGTAGCAGGTCGCTACAAACAGAGATAGGTCCATCAGAATTAGGTGGCTGTCGCCGTAAGGTCTGGTATAAATTACACGCACAACCAAAGACCAATGGCGGAGAGTTGAAGCTCGCTGCAATTATGGGAACTGCTATTCACGACACCATTGAAAAGGCTTTGACAAAGAACAAAGAAGTTATGCTGGAGCAGACTGTTGAGCATAATGGAATGAAGGCCCACGTAGATCTCTACATTCCTGGGACAGGAGATGTAGTTGATTGGAAGACAGTGAAGTTGAAGAACCTCACTTATTTTCCAAGCCAGCAGCAACGCTGGCAAGTACATACTTACGGATACCTAATAGAGCAAAGTGGATTGGGGAAGGTCCACAATGTGCATCTTGTGGCTATACCACGAGACGGTGACGAGCGCGATGTAAAGGTCCACTCAGAGAAGTACGATACTTCCATCGCGCTTGAAGCCTTATCTTGGTTAGAGGCCATCAAGACAAGTGAGGTTGCTCCTGAGCCTGAAAGGGATGAGAGCTACTGTAAGTTCTATTGTAAATACTTTGACGCATCTGGTGAGATTGGATGCGTTGGTCTAAAAAAAGAACTTACCAAGACTGAACTACCACTCATTGAATCTGATGAGGCAAGTAATCAGGCTTTGGAATATTTACAGTTGGATAACAAGATAAAGGAATTGACAAGCCAGAAAGAATCTCTGCGAGAGGCGCTGACTGGTGTTGTCGGGGTTACAGCTACAGGCGTTGAAGTTAGATGGAGTGAGATAGCTGGACCTAAGCAAGTAGATAAAGATAAAATCCAAGAGATTCTTGGATTCGTACCAACCATAAGAGGCAAGGATAGTCTGCGCCTTTCAATCAGACATAATGGAGGAAAGTAAAATGGCTGCAAATGCGACAACAAAGTTACAAGTAAATTATGGTAAAGATGGACCATTAGTGAATATTTACGCTGACAATCAAGCTGAACTAGAAACTTTATTGGCAAGCGTGCAAGATTTATCATCACTGATTAACTCAGTTAACTCTTCACTGCGTGGCACACCAACCATTGCGTCAATCGCTGACGCGTTCAATGCAACACCAGTTGTTGCACCAGTATCTACTGGCGGAGAAGAAAGAATTGTAGATAGGTGGGGTCAAACTTGGATATACAACAGTCCGAACGCACCAGAGTGTTCTCGTGGCAAGATGATCATTAAGCACGGCAAAGCCAAGGCAACTGGCGAGCCATACGTAGCCTGGTGGGATCCTGGAGCTGGCCCAAAGTGGTTTGGCCTAAAGATCCCAGTTAACCAACTAGCATCGCCTATCGATACAGTAACTGGGAAACCTTGGAATGAGCGAAAAACCTAAGATTTATTCCTGACCCAATTCAGTTAGTAACTTTATCGAAGGAGAAACTTCGTGCTCAGAATGGACCGCGCCTGGGGTTTTGCTCGTACTATGGTGGAACCCTTACCTGTAGTGTGGAAGGATTTTGAGAAGAAAGGAATAATTTTCAAGCGAGGCCAAGTATGTATGGTTGCTGGCGCACCCAATGTCGGCAAGTCTATGTTTGCCCTGATCTACACCATCAAGGCCAAGGTTCCTACTTTATTCTTCTCGGCAGATACTGATACCGCTACGGTAATGATACGAGCATCCGCACATACATCAAGTCATACTCAACAGACAATCGAGAAAATAATCATTAAGAATCCTAGTCACTATGATAAATACTTAGAAAGTATGTCGCATATCCAGTGGGTCTTTGATTCCAGTCCCAATCTTGATGATATAGAAATGGAAATCAAGGCTTACATTGAGCTCTATGGACTGGCTCCAGAGTTGATCGTCATAGATAACTTGATGAATGTTGTTTCTGAATCCGATAATGAATGGGCAGGACTACGCCAGATTATGGTTGAACTACACGATATGTCTAGGAAGACTGGAGCCTGTGTGCTAGTGCTACATCACGTGTCAGAGCAGAGTGAGTATGGTCCTCCGACAGAGGCGCCAGCTCGCCGTGCCATTCACGGCAA